TAACCATCACCAACAAAGAAGAGCTTGAAAAAAAAGTAGAGGATTGGGGAGAGGACAGCGATTATATACGCATAAGGGTCCGTGGAGTATTCCCGAGACAATCAGACCGTCAATTCATTTCTGGCGAATTGGTATTTAATGCTTCCAAGGTAAAACTAAGAGAAGATCAATACAATTTTGAACCTGTTATTATTGGGGTCGATGCAGCCATTTACGGCAATGATGAGTTTACAATTTATTTGAGGCAGGGGTTATTTTCTAAGAAGCTGGCCGCTGTGCGGAAGATCAACGACGATTTCGCGGCGGCTGCCATGATAAGAAATTACGAAAAGGAATACAATGCGGATGCTGTTTTTGTCGATATGGGTTCAGGTACGGGGATTGTAAGCGCCGGTAGGCAGCTTGGGCGCAATTGGACGCTGGTACCGTTTGGTGGTGAATCAATGGATAAATCATGCCTAAACAAGCGCGCCGAAATGTACGTCAAACTAAGAGACTGGCTGAAAATGGGTGGGAGAATTGAGCCTGACCCTATACTTGAATCTCAGTTGACGGCCCCGGAATATGAGATAAAACTAACCAAGCAAGGCGATAAGTTGAAGCTTGAAGCAAAAGCCGATATGAAGGCGCGCGGCCTCGAATCTCCCGACCGGGCGGATGGTCTTGTCCTGACGTTTGCCTATCCCGTAACCAAAAACAGTGCCGGACGTGGTTATAATCGGTATTCATCCGGCAACATAAAAAGTTATGATCCATTAAGAGATGTGGACGAAAATTACAACCCCGTGGGGTAAGGATGGTCAAATTAAATGGACAATAAAAACATAATAACACTGAAAAGATTGGCGCAAAGCGAAAGCGGAACGGCAGGAATGATGATAGACGAAACTGGCTGGCCGATTTGCTGTACGCTGGAACCTCAGCAGCCCATCATCCCTCCCACGCTTTATAATGTTATCCCTTATTTTTCGCCACTTCATAAGCATGATGTCTTTTTGCTGGAAAATGTCCCGGGTCGGGAAGGGGTTGAAATACATATCGGGAATTATTTAAAGGACACGACCGGTTGCATCCTCGTCGGCAGTGAATTTTCTTATAGTTTCAAGATGTTGTTAAATAGCGCCGATGCGTTCAATCGTCTATGGAATACATATAAAACTATTGGATTTATTTTGGATGTTAGGAATGAAGGATAAAAATTGATAGTATCTTTTGTACAGGATTTTTACCAAACTTGTAAAATAACGATGCAGTAGTAAATTACAATATTGAAATATTATGGTTGATATTGCAATAATCATGATTTTATTTAGGAATATAATAAATTGGCGAAAATTGATAGTATCGTCTATGCGGAAGTTTAACCAAACCGGGCTTGGGACCGGTGCGCGCATTAACCAGGCCGGAGCCTGGCCCCTCTGCTAAACTGATCGTCAGGAGGTTAGATTTTATCGATGTTAGTTAAATAGTCGATTAAATCATTTTTTGACCATTTTTCTGATTTTACTGATTCAATTACATCTCTGATTTCTGATCCGTCATAGCCATAATCCAGGATAACAACGTCAGTTTCATTCAATCCATGCAACGATGATGTCAGGTGGAATTTATTGCCGTCAAATAAAACCACTGGATTGCTCGGCAAATTGTTTTCGTCTGCGTTCAAAAATGTTTCATTCCAGCTACATAAAGCCGATTCTGTAATTTCTTTTTCTGCCGTTTTCATGTTGCCCTCCGTTTGATTTATTTCCGCGACCGTCTCACGACGGTTTCGGCCGGATTCCACGGCCTCGTCAGGCGGTTATCTAACTATCCCACATTGGCAATCAGATATGCCGCACAATGCCCTACGTACCCGATTATACTGTTTCCTGTCAGGCTTGGTCGATACCGGATAAGCCTTTTCCTGTATATATGCCCATGCATCCTCTTGTGATCCGGCCGCATATTCCGGCACTCCCACACTTACAGACGTGCCGTGAAAGCTGTTGGTTAGTGTAACCGTTTTCATTTTAATTTCTTTTTTCATATCGCCCTCCCGTTTGATTTACTCTCAACCTCTATTGTTATTATCGTCCCGATACCAGTTTTTGTCAAGCAAAATTTAATTTATTTTTTAAATTATTTTGTGTGAGATAAGGGCGAGGGGGGAATAGGCGCCAAAACATTTGGCTACATTTTTGAAATAAATAAGGGGTTGCAACTATTTTTTGGTTGCATTTTAAAGATTTTTGTGATGGGATTATGTAAACAAAATAGCGAGGTGGCGTAATGTGCATCAACATCGGTGGTGGCAGCAACGGATCGGCAAATAAAAGCGCTCCCCCTGCCGTGAATTTCTCCACGATACAAAAACCGATTAACTCCGATGCGCTCGCAGGCCCGTTGCCCTCTGTGCTCGATCCTGAAAAATCAATTAACGCGTTATCTACTCGCCGCCGGCAGTTGATAGACTCTTTCCGCTATGGGCTGGCCGGATCATTCGGTCAGTCAACTAATCTGCCGTATCGGATAAACAAAAACTACGCCCCGCTGATTGGTCAAAAGGACACTACCCTAATAGCTAAAAACATAGCAAAACCGAATAACCCGAACCTGACTACCATGGACCCGGGCCAGCTTTTGGATTATGTGTCAAGGATGCTGAAACTTCCAAAGGAAACTGTTAACCAATCCAAGCAAAGCAAAAGGCAGTTTTTCTGATGATGACATTAATTGAGATAGCAAAAAAAAATAATGCCTCGCTGTATGCAGAACAAGCCAAATGGGTGCCATCATGGCGAGAATTGCGCGATTATTTCGCGCCGTCCCGCGGTATGTTCCCGGGCGATAGGCCAAACGACGGGCGAATGATAGATCACAAAAAAATCCTAAACGGCAAACCGATGCAGGCTGCCGCATCCCTGGCCGCGGGATTGACGGCCAACATGACAAGCCCGTCACACCCATGGTTTGATCTGAGTCTGCTTAACAAAGAACTGCTGAATTTTCCAAATGTTAAACTTTGGATAAGCGCCATCAAGGACAATTTATATTCGATTTTCAAAAAAGCGAATACTTATTCCGTCCTAAATTGGCTGTACTTGGAGTTCGCCGTGATCGGCACCGGTGCCGTGATGGTTTTGGAAGACCCCGAGAATGTCATCAAGTACCGGACGTTTACGGTCGGAGAATTTGCATTTGGAGTAGATGCAAACGGTAAGCCGAACCGTTTTACGCGCAATTTCAAAATGACAGTAAAGCAAATGATTGACGAATTTGGGCGCGAGAATGTATCGCAAACAGTACGCAACCTTTACGACAATTACAATTATGACGCCTCAATAGATGTTTGTTTCCTGATTTGCGATAACGAGAAGCGAATCCCGGAAATAAAAAATAATCGCAATATGCCGTTCCTGTCACTCTATTGGGAGACAGCAGAGAACGGCGGTAAATTTTTGTCAATATCCGGATTCGAGGAATTTCCCGTCCTGATACCGCGGTGGGAAATAAAAAACTCAACGGCTGCATATGGTGTTGGCCCTGGATGGGATGCCCTGGGCGATGCCAAAACCCTGCAAAAACTTGAGCGTGACCTTTTGCTTGCCAATGCAAAAATAATCGATCCGCCTATGATGATTGACTCATCCGTAACGGGCGATTTTAACCGGCTGCCCGGTGGCGTCACGCGTTTCAATGCCGCGTCTGGCCCTAACGCCGGCGTTAAACCGGCCTATCAAATTGACATACGAGTCAACGAGTTACAGGACAAAATCAACCAAACCCAACAGCGGATTGACTCGATGTTTTACGTCAATCTGTTTTTGTTGCTCAGCCAGCGTCAAACTACCCAGAAAACGATTTCAGAAGTCGAAGAATTGAAAGATGAAAAGCGCATCTTGTCGCCGGTGCTTGAGCGCATGGATGCGGAAATACTCACCCCCCTGCTGGACCGCACGATCAATATCATGCACCGCATGGGCAAAATGCCGATACCTCCCAGGGAGATACAGGGGCAGGAACTGGTGTACGATTACGTTTCAGTATTGGCCATGGCGCAAAAAGCCATCCGCACTGGTGTCGTTGATTCAATTTTGCAGTTCTCCGCCCAATATGCGCAGATATTCCCAGAGTCGCTGGATAAAATTGACATGGATGCGGCGATCGATGTTTACTCAGACCTGATTGGCGTTCCGCCTCAGATTATACGTGATCCAGCAAAAGTTGCCATGATCCGCAATCAACGTCAGCAGGCGCAGCAACAACAGGAGCAATTGCAACAAGCGCAGATGGCCATACAGGGGGCGAAGTCGTTATCACAAACACCGGTAAGCAATGATCAAAATGCATTACAAAGGGCCGGGGAGTTGAGTGGGTTGCCGGTATGATGGACCGGGTACAAAGCCAAGAATACATGGAAAAGCTTGCCATCAAAAAAAAGCAGCGGAATGTTGATGACATTAAATTCATTGCCAAACATCCCGCCGGGCGCCGCTTTCTGTGGAGGATTCTGTTTATGTCCGAGTTCTACAATGTAGGATTTCTGGACAATGAGAAACTCATGTATTACCATGCGGGGAAACGTGAGGTAGGCAAACTCATTTTAGATGATATGCAGCAAGCCGATCCCGCGCTGTTCGCTCAATTACAAGCGGAATATTATTCCGAAGTCAGGAGTGAGCGGAACACATCCGAGCGACTGCTCGAAGAGGATATAAAAAACGGGGCAGTAAATGACCCCAATGAATTTTAAGGAGATGCAAAAAATGGGTAATGAGGCTAATGCACAGGGTGGACAAGCTGGTCAAGGTGGTCAAGGCCAACCAGGCGCTCAAGCAGGTCAGTCAGGTCAGGCAGCACAAGCTGGTCAAGGTGAACAAGGTGGACAACAGGGCCAGGGCGGTAACATTTTAGGCGAAGGCGGCAGCGCAGGTCAGGGTGGCAATGGCAGCATTTTGGGTGAGGGTGGTCAAGCAGGTCAAGGCGGCCAGCCCGGTAATGTCCAAGGTGATGGTAATGCCGACCAAGGCGCGCCAGAAAAATATGAGTCATTTAAACTTGGTGAGGGAATGGTTATGCCGGAAGCGCAACTTAATGCGTTTACGTCATTGGCCAAAGAGATAAACCTATCACAAGCTAATGCTCAAAAGTTGGTCGATTTCCAGTCCAAAATTGTTAAGGATGCACATGATTCCCAGATGCAAGCCAGCAGTCAGTTGGTGGAGTCCTGGAAGCAAGAGACCCTTAAGATGTTGGGCAATAATAGTTCGGCTGACATTGCGGTTGCTAATCGGTTTCTTAACACCCGCGCTGATTTGAAAACCATTTTATCGGATACCGGATTGATCAATAATCCGGCGGTCTTTAAAATGGTGCTCGATTTTGGTAAAATGACGACAGAAGACAGTTTGAAGGGTGGAGGCGGAACGAGTTCCGGGGCAGAGGGTTTGCCGTTGGAGCAGCGTTTATACCCAAGCATGACAAAAAAATAGGCCATTTTATTTCATGAGGTGACTATAATGGGAGCTCTAGGTAGTGCATGGCCCACGTTGGTGGACGTGGCAAAATCAATCAATCCGGACGGCTCGATCGCGGCAGTATCAGAAGTGCTTAACCTGGCAATGCCGATGCTCGATGACATCCCCTGGGTGGAATGTAACAACGGGTCGAGCCACACCTCGACCTTGAGGGCATCATTGCCAACCCCGACGTGGCGCTTGTTTAACCAAGGTGTCATTCCGGTAAAATCGACCAAAAAGCAGATTCAGGATTCATGCGGTATGATGGAAGCATATTCCGAAGTTGACGAGGCATTGGTTAAAATCAACTCTAATGCCCAGGCGTTCAGGGCATCAGAGGACAAAGCCTTCATTGAGGGCATGGGTCAATCGCTTATGAGCACGCTGCTTTACGGTGACACCGATGTCGACCCCGAAAAATTCATTGGTCTTTCACCGCGCTATTATGCTCTCAGCGGGGCAACAACTTCCAGCCGATTGTTGACTGCTGGCGGGACGGGAGACGATAACACCTCAATGTGGTTGATCGGTTGGGGACCTGAGACCGTCCACGGCATCTACCCCAAGGGGACTCAAGCCGGTCTTGAATATAATGATAAAGGAGTTCAAACCATCATCGACACAGACAACAACGGGAAATACGAGGCCTATGTTAGCCATTACCGGTGGTTTGCAGGCCTAACGGTGCGCGATTGGCGCGCCGTTGTCCGTATTCCCAACATTGACGTGTCCGACGTTTTGACGGCTGGTGATTCTACCGATACCTCGGCCAATCTGATCAAGCTGATGGTTCGGGCACTGCACAAGCTGCCACCTGTCGGCAATATTCGCCCGGTGTTCTACTGCAATGAGACAGTCCTGGCAATGCTGGATATTAAGCTGCAGGACAAGGGCAACGTGTATCTGTCGATCAAAGACCTAGTTGGTGCCGACGGAGTTCCTCGCCCTGACACGCTGATGTTCCGGGGCTATCCTGTGCGCCGGATCAGTGATGATATTTTGCTCAATTCGGAGTCTGCCATCACTGCCTAAGTTCTGACCAGTGGCGACACCTGCCAATTTTAGTGGTGCGACCAGGGGGAGAGTCCCCCAACCCTTAGGGGTATAATCAAAATTAGTGAGGTGCGTAAAATGCTGAAAGATAAAAACACGATGTTTTCTGACGATCAGGCAGTAACTACTACTGCGGCATCAACCAGCTACCTGGACCAATTGGCGGCCGGCAATGCTGTGGCGCCCGGCATTTGGCTGGACGTGCGGGTTAAAACAACGTTCACTGGCCAGGGTTCAACGACACTGACGATTGCCCTTGAATGTGATGACAATACTAGCTTTAGCAGCGCAAAAACTCTTTTCACCACGGCGGCACTGGATGAATCCGTTCTCGTTGCAGGGTATCACATCCGGGTAAAAGTGCCCATTGGAGCCGAACGGTATTTGCGTATGACTTACACCGTGGGCAGCGGCCCGATGACGGCAGGCAAAATCGATGCCTCCATGCAGATGGATGTTGATATTACGGTGGAGGACTAATCAATAAAAGAAAGAGGTGACTGTATATGTTTTATAAGGTTGTGCGTAATTGTTACGGATTTCTCGGGCGCCATTGGACTGCTGGGGCGGTAATAAATCCGTCTGATTTTGGCAAGAAATGGCCCAAGGATGTAAAAAAAATCCCTCGGCATATTCTGCCGCTGGACGAAGCAGGACATGTTGTAGAACCGGAAATAAATGATCGGATTGCAATGAGCGACATGGCGCGCAAGATGCCAATGCGCCCGGAAACTGTCAACAATACCGGAAAGCAAGACCAGGAAGAAGAGGCAGAAGATGTTATGGGTAACTCCGTACCAGATGAAGCGGACGGATCACCTACTGTTGTAAAAGTAAAACGGGCGTATAATAAACGCACCTAGAAAATAATAATAGCCCAGGGGTACAATGGGTGCCCCTGGGCGGGAAGCGCAGAAGATGGCAACCACGTATGGCAGAACAGACAAAATTGACATTTTCAACCTGGTTGCCGTGCATCTATCAGCTGAGCCGATTACGGATGCTGAATTTTCCAGCCCAACACTAAAAATTACCAAAGCGATCAAAGCCGTTTTTAGACTGGCCAGAAATTCTCTGTTGCGTGAGCACAACTGGCGCTTTGCCAGGGTAACGACCGCCCTCGTATCCGCGCCGGCTACGGTAACACTTCCCGGGTGGGATTACTTTTACTACTACCCTGGATATAGCCATCTGCCAGATTCAGGGAATATGCCACAGGGTTCGGTATACCTCAGAAAGATTTTTACAGATACAGATTCACAAATACCGGAACCGATAGATTATAAGCTTTTCAACTTTGTTGATCCCGACAATAATATCAACGGCGTTTTTATTGCCACGATGGAGTCAGATGCCTACGCCGAGTACACCAATTTTGGGTTTGATGATGACGCCGATTCTTCCTACGCAGGCGTTAAATCGCTGGATTATGATCCTATGTTTTCAGAGGTGCTGTCGTTCAAGATTGCTGCCATGATTTGCAAAAAGATTACGGGTGACAAAACTTTAGCAGCCGGATTGTCTGCAACGTATGCCGACCGGTTAAGCAAAGCAGAAATAGCTGATTTGAACGAGGAAAAAATAACCGATCCAAAATATAAAACCAATGACTACATAGACGCGAGGTAAAAAATGGCCGCTCGATTTATCAAAAACGACTTTTCCAAGGGCGTAGTTTCCCCGGCCATCCAAGCTAACCAATCTTCCCCCAAATATGTCCAGGGCGTAAAAGATTTAAAAAACATGATTGTGTTGCCGAATGGTGGCGTAGCCAATCGCCCTGGCACCCAATACATTAATATTCAAAAGTCTCAATCTGACAATTCCATTACGCGCCCGTTTATTTATGGAGAAAACAATTATATTCTGGAATTTGGTGATCAATATGTTAGGTTCTACAAGGATGGCGCACAAATTACATCAGGGGGCACGCCATATGAATTGGCCACCCCATTCAAGCTTGTAAATGATTTATACAAATTGAACTTTGCACAAACCGGTGACGACCTATACATTTTTCATCCAGACTATATTACCCAAATATTAACAAGAAACGCTGATGCCGATTGGTCGATTGCAGATTATGATTATGTTTCCGGACCATTTATGCCGCTCAATGATGCAGCCAGCGAAACCATAACCCCGAGCGGAACTACGGGCAATATCACATTAACTGCCGTGAGTGCGATATTTTCCAATGTGACAGGTGCCAAGCATTCCACCGGTAAAACGTTATGGCAATTAAACGAGGTCATACCGGCACAGCATTTAAATGTTTCGATCGCGGCAGCAAGCACGGCATCAACCAATATTAAAAGTGGCGGGTCGTGGAGAATTATTACCCATGGTACTTGGACTGGTACCCTGGCAATCGAAATTAGTTCCGATGGTGGCAGCACGTGGAAGGCCATCAGATATTTATCAAGCGCAGGGTCTGGGTCAAATTATGATACGTTTGGGTCAGAGGACGGAGGATTTTATTATATCCGGGTGGCATCAACAAGTGATGCATGGACGGGAACCGCGGTAATTGATCTTTGCTCCGACTCGTTTTTATGGTCTGGCTATGTCAAAATAACCCAGGTGCCAGCCGGTGGTGGTGGGTCAAGCCAGCTTTACGACACATGCGACGCAACGGTTATAGACGAACTGGCATCGACAAGCGCCACAAATGATTGGGCTGAGGGTTCGTGGTCTGCCGTCCGAGGGTATCCTTCCACCGGTACATTTTATCAGGACCGACTTTGCTCTGCCGGGACAGTATCAGAACCGCAGACTGTTTGGATGACAGAATCAGGATTTTACAATAGTTATAAACGAAATTCACCGTTGCTTGACAGCGACGGAATAACCGTAAATTTGCCAAGCCGAATGGTTAATAAAATATACCACCTAGTCGGAATGGATGATCTTATTGTTTTCACGCAGCTTGGCGAATGGCTGGTCACATCGGCCGATGGGATTATGACGCCAACCACCGTGGTCATAAAAAGCCAAAGTAATAACGGGTGCAACCAGGTTAAACCGGTAATCATAGGCAACAGGGCCATTTATATAGACAAGACCGGTGCCGTCATTAGGGATATAGGTTATGATTATAATGTGCGCGGATATATCGGTAATGACCTATCATCTGATGCGATTCAACTTTTTAAGGGTTATTCTATCATCGACATGGATTACCAATCCAGCCCTTATCCTATAGTGTGGTGCGTGCGAAATGATGGAGTAATTTTGACTATGACATATACCGATAATGGTCAGTCCTGGGGATGGGCTAGGCAAGAAACACCAGAGGGATTATTTAAATCATTGGCCATCATTCCGGGAGACAATGGCGATGAAATTTGGTTTTTGGTTTATCGTAAAGGGTGGATAGGTTTGGATTCTAGCGGTGTTCCTTATTATATTGAGAGATTGCAGTTTTTTACCGACGATGAAATGTACAAGCAGAAATTTTTAGATAGTTATGCGGAATATTCAAATTCAAGCTTGGTGAGCTTGCTTGATCAGGATCAACCAATAATTAGTTATTCAGGCGATTATTATTTGCAAACGGAATCAGTTTCCGGGATTGGATCAAACAGCAAAATAAGATTGTTTGGATTATATAATGATTTAAACTCTTCTGGAAATATTTCAAATTATTATACTGTTATCACGCAAGTTGATAACAAAAAATTCAGAATAAAAGATATTCAAGGGGACGAGATAGATTTAACCCAGGCGTTTAATGACATTATCATTGATGGGATTAAGTTTAAAGATGATGCTAAAATAGGGGAAATCGTAAATGTCTCCGGCCTTAATGCGGCCAACCGATTCAGGAGGTGGATAACTCCTTCTGTCAGTCTCAGTATTTTAACAACGGTTGATGTTTTGGGAGATGGCAATTTTATTCCTTTAAATAGCATCGACGGTGATGATAATATAACATTAAACGACGGCTTTTACGCTTGCGAATGGATTTATGGTATTCATTACAATTGCGACATTGAATTGCTGCCACCAGTTTTCAATCTGAATGATGGTCCCATGCAAGGAGTAAAACACTCCATTGTAAAGGCCATGGTCGGCTTGATAAATTCATGCGGTGGCAAGATTGGATATGATGATGAAAACCTATCGCCCATTTTCGAAGAAGGGCAGGACAACCATTTCGGGAAAGATTACGACGGGTACCCAGAATATTATTCTTCTACCGGGAATGGAGAAAGTAGTATAGGCTCGAACATGCAAAAAACCATAAATCTTTTATTGCGCCAAGACGAGCCTTACCCGTTTGAAGTTGCTAACATTATCATGTATATTGATTTAGGCGGTGATTAAATGGAATATCGCAAGGGAAATATAACAGTTAAGCCAACCAAAAAAAGCGATTCCTCCTTTGTGGCTGAAAATATGCGTCGTTCCGACGTGATCGAGGTACGCATGAGTGACGGGTTAAGCGGCAAACTTGCGCTTGATTTATCTGTGGAACGATCAGATGAAGCTTATACCATCAAAATATCAGATGTTCCTATAGCCATTTTTGGTATTGCCGGAAATAAAATGGCAATGGAACGGGCGGCAATTTGGATGTTGGGAACCTATGCGATAGAAAAAAACGTCAAGGCATTTCATGATGTAACCAAAAAATATTTGGATTATTTTCACCGCAGCCATAAAATACTTTTTAATTTTGTGATGGCAGAGAATAAAACATCTTTGACGTGGCTTAAAAAGTTGGGCGCTGAGTTTAGCAGTCCCAAGGAGTATGGGCATTATGGCGCCCTATTCAGATACTTTGAACTGCGGAGGGCATAAAAATGTGCAGTGCCGTTGCAGTAGGAGTTGCCGGGATTGGTTTAAATGTCATTGGCTCGATAATGAAAAATGTGTCCAATATCAAGGCCAAAAATGCCAATTCCGATTATCTCAATAGCATGGCTGACACCAGTGAGCAGCAAGCACAAGAAGTGCTCAATGCCGCTGAAATCCAGTCTAAATATATCGTGACAAGTGCCGCCAAGCAAAACCAGCAAAGCCGGGAAAACTTCAAGCGCACCATTGGTACTCAAAAAGTGGTATTCGCTTCCAATGGCATTGGCGGCGGTTCTGTTACTGCTCAGGATGTGGCTTTGGATTCTCTTGCTCGGTCCCAGGAGGACGAGGATTTAATACGCTATAATGCCGACGTACAATCAGGCGAGATTTTCAGAAACTCGTCATTTCAGGCAACACAACTACGCACCCAGGCGGCGCATTATCGCACGGCAGCCAAAAACGAATTGGCTTCAATCCCGATGGACAATGCCGCCAGTTTGATAAATTTTGGTGCAAATGCATCGGGCAGCATATTGCAATTAAGCAAATATTTATAGGGGACGCCATGGCCAGGGTACCAGTTTATGAAAATCAAATAGGGGTTAGCACTCCAAATGTTCAAACCAACACTATCCTAGCGACGCCGCGGGAAACATTTCCACTTGCTCAGTCCCAGGCTATGGGCAACCTCGGAAATTCCGTGAGCAATGCCGGAAACGCCATTACCACTTTTGCAATCCGCAAGCAAAAAGAGGACGAGGAAAAAGACGCCCTTAAACGGCAACTTGATTTTAAAAGCCAGCTTAACCAGGCTCTGTATTCAAATGAAAATGAAACAATTCAGGATGCCCAGGGCAATATTATTACCCGCCCGACGGGACTAATGAACCGAAAGCTTTCCCAGGTAAAAAATTCAGCTATAGATTTTGATAAGACCTTCCGATCCCTATATGACAATACCATGGATGGCATGACCAATTACCAGCAGGAGATTTTGCACCCGGCATTATTGTCGAGTTATGAATCTGGCCGTGATGCTGTGGTTAATCATCAGGCAACGGAAGAGATGAAGGACTATCAACAAACATTTAATTCGGCGGTTGATCAAATTGTATCTGATGCTGCCAGTTATGACAAACCAGCGGACGTAAACAATGCTATTTCTCAGGCTGTCAATCTGGTAAATACCGGGATGCGGCGCATGGGAGTTAATGACAAAGCTACAATTGCCACTAAGGCCATGGACGTAGCCGGGAAAATTGCCGATAACAATATCAGCGCCTTGCTGGATAAAAACCCGGAAAAAGCACAAAACGTTTTTGATGCCATAAAGGACAAATTGCCAAACGATACCAAGGAAGTTTTGAATGCAAAAATTAATGACAAGCTTTTTTTAATGCGCCGGTCGGCAATTTGGGATACTCTCAGCCCGGAGCATCGGCAGTCAGATGGCAGCTATGATATGGAAGCATTTCGTAAAGAAATAGATACGTTGCCCAATTTCACACAGCAACAGAAGGATAAACTTTATAGTTATTTGGAAGGCCGGGCCAACGACGCCGAGCAAAATTATAAAACCAAAAAAGCAATAAATTATAAAAATTTCCTTAACGATGCCATCACCGCAAAAAAGTCAGGGCAATCATATGACGACATTCTGAAACTTGCAGCCAAATATTCCGCCGATCCCAATGAACAGCAAAAAATGGAGCTAGATGTAAAAAAACTTTTTGATAACACCAAAACAGACCCGGCAGTATATGCAATGCTTTATCAAGAGATGAAGACCGGCGAACTAACCCAGGACCGGCTTAATGGGTTTCGAAACAATATTTCTTCGGCAGATTTTAAAACGTTTAACGATGGCCTGGTAGATCAGGTTGTAAATCCTCAAACAAACACCGCCTACAAAAACGCCATTTCAACTATAAATGTAATGCTTTCAAAGAAATTTGGAAGCAACAAGCAAAAAAAAGATGATTTTCTTACTGCGCTATTTGAACAGCACGAAAAAACGGGCGGAGGAAGCCCCGAGAAATTGCTCCAAAGTGCCCAGGAATTGATGAAAACCGTCCAGGTTAACCCTTGGCCCATCATAGGGAGAAAACCAAAATTTGAGGTATTAGCGGGCCAAATAAAGCAAGATAGAGAGTTCAAGGCCATGCTCGAAAACGAGATAGGCCAAGATGCCGTTTCGGCCATTGGCCGTGGAATGATGCGCTCGAAAGGGGCAAAATCTTTTACTGCCGGTGACATAAAAGAATTTGCTGACAAATTTGGAGGTTACGAAAATATCAAACCTGGCACCGATGCGTACAATGCCATCCAGTTTTTAATAAAAAACAATCGTATTGTTACCCCCAATACAGTACAATCCGTTATTGATTACTTTAAAAAGCGACAATAACGGGGGTATGAACCGTGGCTGATTACCAAGGAAATATTGATTTAAACAACAGACCTATTGTAAAAAATGAGGACGGAACTTATAGCACTGTCAAATCGGCCAGCTTTAATATTGATGGAAAAGAAGTTTTACTCCCTACAATTGGCCCTAACGGGGAAAGATGGACCAATGACCAAGCAGTACAAAACTATTTCAAGACTGGTAAAAATTTGGGTATTTTTGATAATGTGGAGAGTGCCAATAAGGCGGCAATTGAGATACACAATCAACAAGCAAAAATATATGATAAAAAAGCTGATTACCAAGACTTACTTAATTCCTTGCCAACAGAAAGCACCGAGCTTCCAAAAAAAGCTGCGGAACCTGCGGTTGTGCAACTTTCGAAAGAAACACCGCAAAATGAAACCGATTTGCTAAACTCAATACCGGAAGAAACGACGCCTTTGGGCCAAGCCTATCAATCAATTCCAGAGCAAGACCCCGACAAAACCGCCAAAATATTGCAAGTTTCACATGAAACTCAGCAGCCAGAAGAATTTGTTCAAGAAAATCTTCCACAAATCGAAGCTGATGCAAAAAAGCCGACCGATGATTATTGGTATGATGTTCATGAAAACAGCCCGGCAACGGCAAGCTGGCTTATGAAAGACCCTAAAAATCTTGCCATTACCCATGACGACGTGGAGCCGCTTAGGAAAAACGAATCTATTTTTGATGATGCCAAAAGCGCTATAAAGCTTATGCTTGATCCGTCAGAGAAAATTAACATTGCAAGCAATTTGATAAAAGGGCAAATAACTCCAATTAAAACAGGATTTACAACGGGCGTTTTACAAGTGCAACAGGCACAGCTTGGATATAAACAAATGGTCGAGTCATTGGTTACGGGCAAGCATTCCGGGAAATATGACCAAGAACTTTATGGTATTGAATCTAAAATGGCCGATCTTTCCAAGGACCAGCCGGGCTTTAATCCTTTCTATTTTGCGGCACAACAGGTACCAAACATGCTTTTTATGGGATTAAAGAGCGCCGAGCGTGGGGTTGAGGGTGGTTTGATTTTTGGATTGGGCGCCGCTGCCATTGGCCAAGTAGGTCCGCAAGCATTGACGCCCGAAGAAATCGTTACCGTTCCCGCAGCTACTGCCACCGGTATGCAAGTAGGAGGACGTTTGGGGGCATTGGAATCTGTCGCAATTCTTGAGGCAGGTTCAGCGTATAGACAACTAATTAATTTAAAAGATAAAAACGGGAACGGAGTGGACGCAAGAAAAGCAGCCGAAGTGTCTCTGGCTGTCGGGTTAATTAATTCCGGGCTGCAATACATAACCCTAAAAGCATTGCTTAGAACAATACCGGGTGGGGATAAGGTATTGAATTACTTTGCCAAAGACTCAGGAATTTTTAAGGGTGTTTCACCGGGCGAGGCCGCCATGAATGCCGCCAAAAATTATTTGTTGAGCATAGGAACGGCTACCACAACCGGGGTTGCTCAAGAAGCAGCAAGAGAAGCAGCGCCAGAAATATTAAAAAAAATAAGCCCAAATACTGATTTTGAAAAACCTGACTTAAAATCTTTTTTGTCAAATGTTTCTAAAATTATCAGCCCGGCTATGCAAGCGAGTATGTTATTGGGGGCTCCCGGCACACTCGGAACCATTGCTATGGAAATAAACCGCATTGGAAAGACTGATCTAAATCGTCAGGTTTACAATCATCTCGGAGAAAACGCCGATAATTCCAAGCTGGCCAGCAGGTCAAAAGAAGCCTATGCGGATCATGTTAATGATCTGGCTGTGGAAAATGGCAGGCCTGATACTATTATCCCTGTAGAAGCTTTTCAAAAAAAATCAGCCGATCTTGGCTTTTCGCCATTACAGTTGGCCGCGGAGCTTGGCATTGATCAGTATTATCAAGAGGCGACCAAAAACGATGGCGGAGACATGACAATCCCCACCGGAACTTGGCTGGCCAACACAAAGGCACTTGAAAAAGATATAAAACAGCCGATTTATTCCAAGTTTTCCGAGGATATAAAATATAGTCATGATGACTATACGCCCAGGGAAAAGCAACAACTCGGAGAATATTATCAAAACCAAATTAAGAAAGCCGCCGATAATGCAGCCCAGGATAAACCAGAAATACAGGATGCCAGGGTGAAGATACAACAAAAGGCTTTTGATGAGTTGGTTGCTGCCGGAACTAAAAAAGACGTAGCCAAGGCGCAATCCGAGCTTTACGCCGATATGGTGGCAACTACCGCTGGGCGCGTCAAGGATGCCACGCCGGACGAGGTGGCCCAGGGAATGGTGCGACAGATCATCGGGCAAGATGAAATTATCAAGCCGGCTGATTCCATGGCACAATTTGCCGGCCTTAAATCAATGACAGCTGATAATCTCAAGCTGGATGAAACCAAGACGAGGTTAAATGCAGGCGAAAACGCCGATACCATCCGTAAGGAAACCGGCTGGTTTAAAGGTCCGGACGATAAATTCAGATATGAGATCAGCGACGATAAAGCGGCGTTTACATTTGATCCCAAGGGAGAACTTCCCAGGGATATAATTTATAAGTCGTCTAATGGAAACCTTAAGCTTGGGGATATTTTGGATCATCCGGAACTTTATAGAGCCTATCCATGGTTACAGGATGCTCAGGTTAATTATGATCCCAACCTGAAGAATTTTGAGGGATTGACTGCCTATTTTCATCCAGGGTCAAAATCTTTTAATCTTTCTCCTGATGCCATCAAAAACAAGCCTGCCATCATGCACGAGGTTCAGCATGCCATACAAGATTATGAGGGCTTTGACGGTGCGGACATGATCAGTTCCTTGGTCAAAAGCAAAGAGGATATTGAACAACTTGAGCAAAATGTTTCTGAAATGGAAGACGCATTTTTTAATCTTAAAAATTATCATGACCCAAACCGTAATGAAGATATTAGCATCTATAAAAGGATGGGTTTTCTTAATAAGCTTAATCGCGATCGTGCAATATTGGATCAGATAAAAAATCCTAAGCCGTCAGGAGAACCAGAGGCGGCTGCCACTGGCGCGAGAGCCGACTTGACGCTTAAAGAAAGGATGGATCAGGCCCCTGCCATTATGGTTGTTAATGGTAAAGAGATACCGGTTAAGAACCAGGAGCTTTACCAAGAGCAGAAAACAAATTTCCAGGGCGGAGGCAATCCACTGGGGGCATACAATCCCTTAACCAAGCAAATAACCTTGGCCATGGAATCGGCCAACCCTTCCACCTTCCTTCACGAGATGGGCCACGCTTGGGTTACATTTACCTCCGACATGGCCAAGGCCGGCCGCCTGTCTGAGGATTACCAAAAAGATTGGAATACTCTTACTGACTGGCTAGAATACAAGCCTGACCAAACCGAACTTACCACCGCTCAGCAAGAGAAATTTGCCCGGGCATTTGAAGCATATCTGCAAGAAGGTAAGGCGCCTAAGATAGAATTAGCTAGTGTTTTTGCCAAATTCAAACGTTGGCTAATGCGCGTGTATGAGTCCGTAACCCATCCATCACTTGGGCTTATCAACAAAAGCAAAGTAGGGGATGAAGTTAAAAATGTCATGGATAGAATGTTTGCAAGCGAGGAAGAAATAAAAGCCTCTGAATATTTCATGAATTACAATAAAGAGCTAGAACTTTCCGGGGTGGACCCAAAGGTACAAGCAAAGCTTTCCGAATATCGGCAGCGTGCTCATGATAGGGCAACCGCAAAACTCATGGCGGAACAAATGAAAGAATTGACTGCCGAGCGCAAACAAGAGATTGAAGATTACCGAAAGAAAGTAAAAGACACAGCCGAGAACAATATCAGGGGAAGCAATCTTTACCGTGCCATTGAGCTTTTAAATTCATGGAAAAAGCCGGAAGAAGAATCTGTCCAGGCACAGGCAGGGCAGAAATACCGCGAACGAACATCGGTCAAGACCATGGCGCAAAAATATATTGACGGTAGCCTTACCGATGCGCAAAAGCAAAAGTTTGACCTTGTGGCCGACTCACTTGATTTTTACTCCGGTGAAGATTTGGCCAATAAAATTATTGATAAGAAAGTATTTAAGAAAGAAATTGATGCAATAGTAGAATCAGAAGTGACGCAAAAATACCCGGACCTAAAAAATACCGATGCCATCAGGGAGAAAGCGATTGAAGCCTTACACGGTGATCGGCAGCTAGAAGTTATGGCCACCGAGCGAGAAATATATCGGAGTATGCTTGAGAATGCAGACGCCAGGGCCAAGGCACAACGTTATGGCCAGACTAAAGCATGGCTTGAGGCTGACATTGCCAAGCAGAAAGCAGAAGATTATCTTAACAGCATCCCGGTTGGAAAATTATCGGGAATTTCAAAATATATTACAGCCGAGCGCATGAATGCAATAAAGTCATTAAAAGCCTTGCAAAGAAACGATTATCAGGAGGCGGCAGGATATAAACAACAGCAAATGATAAGCCATTCCTTGGCCCTGGGCGTGATCAAATTGCAGAAAACCAAGGATTTTATAGATAGGCAATTCAGAAACATTCTTAAAAAGAAAATGCTCAGCTATGCCAATCAGGACGCATTCGAGCAGAGCCGGGAAATCATGAGACGCTTTGGCCTGATAGAAACACAAGAACGGCCTGCTGTCCCACTTGAAGATTATTTGAGAACTCTCAAAAACGCTTTCTTATCTGATGATGATGACGGCAGCCCGGTTGATGTGGCTGATTTTGTCACAAACGAATCATTCGAAAAGCCATTAAACGATTTAACTATGGAGCAATACCGTCAGCTTTTAAACTCAGTAAAAAATGTCATTCATGTTTCGGCCAGTCTTAAAAAGTTTTTCCGGCTACAAAAACAGCAAGATATAGACGAAACAATTAATAACCTGGCGGATGTGGCCAAAAAGAATTTGAAACCGCGCAAACGACCAAGGGCCGTACAACGTAGATTTGATAATTTTAAAAATAATGTATCAGATTATCTTTTCAGTCTCGAACAAATTGACACTGTTCTTGGCCGGCTAGATGGTTGGGAAGATTTTGGACCATGGCATGATACTATTTCAAGCCCGGTCAGAGAAGCAGCGAATAACGAAAGCAATTTACGATTGGATGTCATGGGAAAATTGCGGGATGTTTGGGGGAAATATACCAACAAGGAAATCAAGGACTTGTTTCACAAAAAAATACAAGTTCCGCAATTTGGGATTGATACCGAAAACCCTATCACCAAACAGGAATTAATGGCCATAGCTTTAAATATGGGTAACGAAACCAACAGAGACAGAATTTTTGACACCACCCCGGTTGGCTTTTATCCACAGTTCAACTGGTCGCAGGATGGGCGTCCCGAGGCAGATGCTGCCATTCAGTCGGTTTTGGAGGAACACCTAAACGCCCGTGATTGGGATACCGTCCAAAATCTTTGGGATGTTATTGATTCTTATTGGCCGCAGATAAAAGATGTCCATAAAGAGGTTACAGGGTTTGAACCGGAAAAGGTCGATGCCGTGCCGTTTGAAGTTACCCTGCATGACGGAAGCAAGAAAAGTATGCGTGGCGGTTATTATCCATTGGTCGGTGATCCGCGTTACAGCGAAAAAATAGCCGTCAGGGAATTAACCGGGCAACCTTTGTATGAAGAGAATAACCCGGCGTTTAAAGCCATGACCAAAACCAGTCATACTAAAAACCGTGTCAATGCAAAATATGCCGTTACTTTGAACCTGGACATCATCAACCGGCATTTGAATGATGTTATTCATGATATAGCATTCCGACCGCTTATTTATGATTTGCGCCGATTAATATCAAACAACAACTTTTCTGATACTGTGAAAAATTATACCGGTGAGCCGGGATACCGTTATATAAAACAATGGGTTTCTTCTGTGGCCAGTGGTGGAAATACCGAAAAATTTGCCACAGATCAGTTAAGCCGGTTTATCCGTTGGGCTAATAACCGAGTAACACGGACAATTATTTTAGGCCGGCTAAGTATTCTTGCTCAAAACTTTTCGAATGTTTTTATGGCCCCTAACCGCGTCAAAGGATTTGGATTCAATGATACGCTCAATGGTTTTCTTGGGCGCGGCCTTCTTAATTATTGGCCTAAGACGGTTTTAAATTGGAAGGCTGCCGCAGAGATGCGAAATTTTGTTTTTGACAGATCGCCTTTTATGCGCGACCGAGCAGAAAACCCAGAATATACCCTGCGCGATTTTAAAGGCGTTAATGTTACAAGCAAAAAAGGAATATCTGATTTTCTTCTGGGATTGATCGGTGCCAGTGACGACATGACAAATATTCCTTTATGGCATGAGGCATACAACAAAAAACTGAACGAAACCAATGACACGGCAGAGGCAGTAAAATATGCTGATCTTTTGGTTTATCGCATTGTCGGCTCTGGTCGTAAATATGACATGGCAAAGATTTTACGGGGCACGGATATTGAAAAATTATTCGCAAAATTTTATAGCTTTTGGAATGTTGAGTATAATAATTGGGTTAGGGAGTTGGGACAACAGGGAAAAGAACCGATTGCAAATGCACCTAAATTTATGGGATTTGTGGCAAGCAGATTAATGTTTGTATATATGGGGTCTTTACTTGCAAACCAGTTGCCCGACCCCAATGATACCGACAAGCGCAAACTTGGCCAATGGGTGCATTTATTCGCAACCTATCCGCTGTCATTTTATCCTTTTGCCAGGGAGATTGGGACCATGATGATTGATTCAGCCATGGGAAATTATGCAAGCGGCTATCGGCCAGCCCCGGCTGCAAGTTTGGCAACTGATTTTAGTAGGGCTGCCGGTAATTTTTCCAAATGGGCAAAAGGAGATGGTCAAACGCAAGATTTATTGGAAAGCGTAAGCAAAATTGTAGACTTCGGTGTTGGCATCCCCTATCAATTTGACAATTGGTTCTGGAATGCTTATGATTATGTGGTGAATGGAATGGCACCAGAATTTAAAGATTTTTATAGAAGGAGACCACACAGCGAAAGATAGGGGGCATGACATGTTTGACGATTCCAAGCCTGAGGAATATTTATATAGGGATATAATTGTCGAGGCGGTACAAGTTAAAAGCGACCTTATTTTTGAAACTAGCGAATTATGCAAAATAGCATCTGCTGGCGATTGGTTGGTCGTGCATAAAAATGGCATTAAAAAAGTTGTCGATCCTAAAAAGTTCGCACATGATTATACGAAGATCAGATCAGATAAGGAGATATTCAAAGATGAATAAGACAAATAATTTACTTTCTGATATTGGATCATAGACATGGAAGATAAACTTATTGAAATAAAGCTTATGGAATTAAAAAATGAGTTTGACGGATATTTCAGACGGATTATAAAAGAATTGGATGAGAAAGGGACTGAATATTCGCGATCGCTTAAAAGCGAACTTTCGTCCATGAAAGAAAAAGCCAAGCTTGAAATGGATGAGATATGGTCATATGTTAAAAGCCATCTCATTTCCATTGAACATGGTCAGAATATTTTATATGATCCCAAAGACGGCATTTTGACGGTGATCTTAAAGAAAGCGGAGCAGGCCATCAAATTTGCCGGTGAAAGCGCGGAATGCACCGCCGAAGCCGCCCATGCCGCCAGGGATGCCGAAGCGGCAGCAGCCAAGACGGAGTTGTCATCAAAAGCGGCTGCCGACGCCGCGGATGATGTGAAACGGTACTCTCGGGCATCTATTTTTGTTACGGCCACGACTTTTGTTGGCATTGTTATTACTGTATTAACTCTATATTTAACAATCGCCAACAGGGCCAAAGATGAGTTAAAAAATCAGGAGACCATGATCATTGCCCTGCATGATAAATTACAACAAGATTCCGAGAATCAAAAACAGACAGTTGAGATTATGGAAAAGCTTTACAAAACATTAAAACAGGAGGATTTAAAATGAATGCAATTAATGCAGTAATCAAATTTCTGAGCGGTAAAAAAACTTACATTTGCGCTTTGATGATTGGCATTACCGCGGTGCTTTATTCCCGGGGATTGATTGATGATTCCACCAGAGATATTTTGATGAGCGTTTTTGGAGCAGGTGGATTTATGGCTTTAAGGGCCGGTATTAAAAAGGTTGGGCAATAATGTTTACAACTATCATCCGCGCATTGCTTGGCGCATTTGGGATTATAAAGCGTACCAAAAAATTCACCACTGAACATAATGCGGACTTTCTGCGAAGCCTGGAAAGCTGCGCCGTTATATGCACCGGAGCAGTTAATGCCGGTTTTATCCAGGGTGGCATCCAGGGAGCGGAGAACTCATTCTGGCAGCACACCATTATTTATATTGGGAAAACAGCCGGAGAGATGATGCGCTCGCTTTATCCTGATATTTTTAAGAAAAAAGGTCAGGCTCAATTGCACGAAATCATCGAGGCCGAAAAAGAAGGAATAGTTATTTCGACTCTCGATAAATATGTTAATCCTGATCAGCAGATGGTGGCCTATAGCCGCCCGGTAAGCAATCTCGAAATGATAAAAATACTTAAACAAGCTTATAGCGACTTGGGGAAGCCTTATGATTTTCTGGAATTTATAGGGGATGCTTTCCCGGACCTGCCTATACCCAACCCAGGCGCGTTAAATTGCTGTGCATCAGAGGTAACCAAATGCTGGCTGCCGGTTGAAAAAATAGTCCTTGACGGAGTTGATCCCAGGAAAGCCACACCGGCCCAAGTAAATGAATGCCTAAAACGAAAATTAAAATGGTCGCAGACACGTTATAATTGGTAATTGCGTTATATCAATAAATGAGGTATACTTTTTTTGCAGTTTGCCTACTTTCTGCGCGCCCGCCAGGGCATGGCCCGGTCTACCCTCCGAGATCGGGCCTTTTTTATATCCCGATAAAACTAAATTAAAAAATAAATTAAAAACATCTTGACAAAAGAATTTATTCTGCCGATAATAACATCATAGACAATAAATAAAACGGAGGGCATGATGAATAAAAAAATGCTTACAACTATCTTACATTCATTGCTTGGAACATTTGGCATCATTAAAAAAACAAAGAAGTTAACGATAAAACCAAAGTTGGATTTTTTCCATAGCGGCATTCAGGGAGCAAAAAAATCATCTTGGGAACAAACATATGCTGGAATCAAGCGCATGCCAGATGTAAAAAATCAAGGAGGTCGAAATGACTTTTGAAGAAGTTTTTAAAATGGAAACCGTGCACGGTGTTTCGATTACTTCCAGGATGGCAGCCAGAAGAGAAAGCTTTTTTGAAGGATTGACAGACTTACAGGCGGAAGCGGTTAGTGGAAAATGGCATCATATGGTCGGAAGGTACATGAAATTCATTAGCCGATTTAAAATGAAAATGTGGGAAGAAAACAACAAACAAAACTAGGAGGCAATGAAATGAATGAGAAAAAAATCTTCGAAGAATATGTTTTCGGATTGATTAAACTTTGCAAGGAGATGGAGGTTGAATTTAATGCCATTAAAATATGGGACGAAAACCAAAAGCGCATTGGCTTCATTTTAATCAAGATCGAAAGCGATCTTAGATTCTTGGGTAATGTTTCCGATGCATTGCTTGTCGTAGAATTGATGAAGGATGTTTTTGATGACTTGTTAAAATGGGTTGAAAAAATAATTGACAATGCAATGACGTACAATGCTTTTAAGCCACTTGGATATATTGCAGCCACCATGAGAATGCAATTGCTATACATTAGTGGGCGAATGTGAATCATGGAAAAAGTAAATATAGAAGTATAAACAAATTATTAAATTAATCCAAAAATAACTTTTATTATTAAATTATTCGTGATATAATTTCACATCACAGAAAGGAGATTTTAAAATGACGAGACGTTTAGAAACAGGATCGGAATACAAGCCAGGCATTACATTTTTCATCACCGACGAGACTAGAAAACAGTACGACGATTTGGCCAAGCAATTCCGTGGATGCTATCCACGGTTGCGCTGGAAATTGCTGAACATGAGCATCAAGCTTATGGCCAAGACGGTCAAAGAAAGGAAATTGAAAGCCGGAGATGATTTGGAGGAAATTCTAGGAATTTAAGGAGGGGCAAATGATTGGAATAATTTCTTTAGCTGTAGGATTGACAGCGCTTCTTGTCTTAATTAACTCCATCAAGAAAACAAAAAAAAACATTGATCTTAAAACAAGGTACATTTTAAGGAGCAAATTTAAATAAATCAAGCGGAGGAAATGTTATGGAAAATGCGGAAATAGGCGAAGTGGCAATAATCAAAAATGAAAAAGTAGAACTGGCACAAACCGAAAGCCAATCACTTTTGAGGCTGGCAATCGAAAAAAACCTTGATGTTGAAAAGCTCGAAAAGCTGATCTCTTTAAAGGTCGACGAAGAGAAACGCCAAGCGGAAAAAGAATTTAACTTCCGATTTGCAGAAATGCAGAAAGACTACATACCGGCCATTAAATCCAAGAGCGTTTCCACCAGTTCAGGCAAGGTGGCATATTCATATTGCCCATTACCTGAAATTCTCGCAGTTTATTCACCAATACTTTCAAAGCACGGTTTCTCATATTATTGGGAAGAAACCGAATTGAAAGAAGGAGAGAAAACCATCACTTGTTTTCTCTCAGGTTTTGGACACACCAGGACTGCCAGCATTTCTCTTCCCTACATGATACCTGGGCAAATGACAAACATAATCCAGGCGAGGGGAGCAACTTCTGAATATGGTAGGCGCTATACTTTTATGAACGTTACCGGCTGCATTGTTGCTGATGGCACTGACACCGATGGGCGAATCCAGGAAAACAAAAACGGATCAGAAGAAATCAAAAAAGCAATTACTAAAACGCTGCCCCTGATTCCGGTCAAAATGAGAAACCAATATATTTTGCAAATGGGGAAAGCGAAACTAACGGAAGAATTTGAAAATGTCCTTAAAAATGTTTTGTCCATGAAGGAACGCTGTAAAAAGCTTGCCGAAGACGCGACCAAAAAAGGTTTGCGTGATGAGCTTGCGACGGCTTGGAAAAAAATATCCACAGAGGATGAAATAATGGACTGGGAGGCCAAAATTGAAAGTCTATGATGAATTAATCCAGGGCACAGATGAATGGCTGCGGGTTCGCGCCGGTAAATTTACAGCCAGCAAGGATTTTCAGCAATTGGTTAGTGGCCGCGCCGATACTTATCAAAAGCTTATCAGGCTAAAAGCAGCCGAGAAAATAACCGGTCAGCTAAAGCTAAACGATTTTACCAATGGTCACATTGAGCGTGGCAAGGAATTGGAGCAAGAAGCGCGCGAAGCTTTCGAGATGGAAACTGGCCTATCTATTCGCCAGGTGGGCTTTGTTGAAAATGACGAATGGTCCGGAGCTTCACCGGATGGTTTTATTGGTGATGACATGGGAATAGAGATTAAATGCCGAGACATTGATACACACCTGGAATGTTTTTTAAGCGGATACGACAAAAGCTACAAATATCAAATTCAAGGTAATTTATGGGTAACAGGCAGGAAGCAATGGTATTTTGTTTCCTACAATCCCTACTATGCCCATATTGGATATCATATTTACAAAGAAATAATCGAGAGAGACGAAAGTTTAATTTCCCAAATTGAAAATGGGGTTAAAAAGGGAATTGATGACGTAAAAAGAATGATCAAATTAATAGGAGGTATTTGAATATGTCTGATTTAATACAGGAAGCTTTAGAAGATATAAAAAATGGCAAAATGCCTTATCTTTGTCCAGAACATCCCAAAAGCGAAATAAGGCATGAATGGGATCAAGAAGTTTCTATAGTTAGATTAACCGGAGCAAGTTTTAAATCGGGAAGAAAAAATCATAAATATTTATGTAATGCATGCGGTCGGGAATTGAGAGCAAATAGATAACATAAACAAAAATCAATTAACGGAGGGGTTAAAATGAATGAGATTGTAGTTACTACACTGGACGAAAAAAACGCAATTCAAGAATATAACAAAATTCTTGATTATAAAATGATTAAGGATTTATCCGACGAAGGAATGGCAATAATCGTCAATGACATTTCCCAGGTTGACCTTATGAACAGATCGCGGGAAATCAGATTGCAATTAAAAAAAGCGAGAACAGGTATCGAGACAAAGCGAAAAGAATTAAAAGAAGCTGTCAACCTAAGGGGCAAGGCTATTGATGGCATGGCCAACGCCCTGAAAGCTTTGATCGTCCCGGCTGAACAGCACCTTGAGAACCAGGAAAAATATGCAGAAATCCAGGAAGAGAAAAGGCTTTCGGATTTAGAAACAAAAAGAATTTCCGAGCTTTCCCAATACGTGCAGGATTGCTCTTTTTATGATTTAAAAAAGATGCCGCAAGAAACCTATGAGCATCTCTTGAAAACATCAAGACTTGCATATGAGGCAGAGCAAGAAGCTGCCAAGAAAGCCGAGCAAGAACGGATAGCCAAGGAAAAAGCGGAAGTGGAAGAAAGGGAAAAAATAAGAATAGAAAATGAAAAACTAAAGAAAGAAAAAGCTGCCATGGAAGCCGCTGAGGCAGAACGTAGAAAAGAAGAAAATAAGCGCCTGGAAGCGGAAAGGGAAAAACGCGAAGAAGCAGAAGCGGAAATGAATAGGCTAAAACTGGAACAGGAAGAAAAGGCAAAAGCTGAAATTGCCAAGGCCAAAGAAGCGGAAGCCAAAGAAGCCGAAGAAAAGGAACGCTTAAGCAAAGCATCCGATAAAGAAAAGCTGAAACTATTATTGGATGAAATATTCAAAATTGAATTTCCAAAAGTAAAAAGCAAAAGTGCCAAGGAATTAATCGAAAACATCAAAAACAAAAAAGCTGATATTTCAATGGCGATAGTTAATTATCTTAAAAATTAAAACCGGAGGGTTTATCATGAATATTTTTGAGGTTAGAAAACTTTTCAAAAAACGCTATGGAGTTTTGCCAATAAAGCAATCTGAATATCATGAAATCCAAAAGAAATACAAAATAGAACAGGCGGCGAGCAATAAAACCCTGGCACTTATGAATGCAGAAAACAAAATCAGAACAGCATTTAAGTTTTATTGTGAAGCATACGGGATAGATATTAATTAATATCAAAGGAGTTAATTAAATGAAAAAAAAATATTCAATTGAAGATGTACCCAAGGAAGTTGCTTTCGGATGGGGGGCGCCAAAATTAAAAGATCAATTCCCCATGTTGAATCATAAAGAAATGGATAGATTGCAAGAATTTTCCAAATACATGATTTCATTACATCTTAATGATTATATATCAGATTCTATAAGAGATAAAATAAAGCAAAAATTATCCAATAAAGTATCCAAACTGGTACGCGAATTTAAAAAACGTACAATTTATTGTGATAATTTAAAAAGAACGAAAATAAATTCAGATACAAAAGATGCAAAAAAATGATCAGCCGAAACGTTGAGTTAACAAAAATAAATTCTTCCGTGTTTGATATTCGGATTATCAGCCATGAGCTTGAAGATATTTATAAAAAGCATGGTGGCTGGTGCAATGTCAAAATAACCAAGCCAGAGGCCAAGGGAACCGAAGCGCAAAACCGGGCCATGCATGCATTGCTTACGGAGTATTATATCACCGGTTTCCATTCGGCCCCTGAAGGCTGCACGCTGTCAGAGTTTAAAATATTCATGAAGCTGCAATATGGCCCGGTTTACGATATGCATGTCGGAGTCAATGATTATAAAATCCCAAAGTCATGGGCTGATTATTCAAAGGAAGAAAGAATGCATTTTATTGATGGATTGATCAGCGAAATTCACCAAAGCGGAGCCTATAATCACAGCAAAAGAATAAGAGAAATAATCGAAGGGATGGAGGCAATAAAATAATGCAGAGATATTTTTTAATCGGAAATTTATCAAAGGATGTTGAACTGAAATACACAAAGGAAGGTACGGCATACGCCAATTTTTCTGTAGCTGATAATTATACCTATAAAAAAAAATCAGGAGAAAAAATGCAAGAAACAAGTTTTTTTGATGTGACAGTTTTTGGAAAACTTGCAGAAAACTGTGCAGAATATTTGAGCAAAGGTAAGCAGGTTGCGATCTCTGGGAGATTAAAACAAAATACATGGGAAACATCGGATGGATCAAAAAGAAGCAAGGTTGTTATAATTGCCACGGAAGTCAAATTTCTGACTCCCAAAGGTGGCACCTCCAATGCTTCTGTAGACCAGGCTGCAATTTCTGACGATGACATACCATTTTAAAAGGAGATTCAAATGTGCGAAGACAAAATAATTGATGATGATATTAGAATAGTTATTTTACAGCGGGGATGGGTTTTTGTTGGTTATTTTAAACGAAACGGTGATGACTGCAAATTATCGAAGGCGAGCAATATAAGGCGGTATGGAACAACAAAAGGGCTTGGCGAAATAGCGCTTAATGGCCCAACCGAAGAAACGATACTTGATAAATGTCACGGTGTGGTTGAATTTGACAAATTGACAATTATTGCTACGATAGCATGCGAGGTGTCGAAATGGGAAAACGCACTATAAATTTTGATGAAAATAAACACACGCACGCACCCGCCTATGGCTCATCCGGAGGCGATGGTAAAGGCGATGGGTTCGGTTATGGTTACATGGATATGGGTTTCGGTGATGGTTCAGGTTTAGGTATCGCTATAGATTGCGGAGATGGTATGGGTTATGGTGACGGTGGTGGCGATGGTAAAGGAAATGGAGTAGGCAACTGGCTTGGTGACGGTTCCGGTATAGGATATTAAATAACATACCATTTTAAGGAGGGAAAAATGACTAAACCAATCGACTGGCATGCACCTAAAAAAGTTTTTTATGACGAGGCGATAACAACAAAAAATTGGAAAGATGAGAAGGCGTTTTGGGAAAAAGAACGGCTTAAAAATGATATTGCCTCTGCAGCAATCTGGCTGAAAATACAGCGTCAGTCAAAATTGTTGCTTGATGCAATTAATGAGATTGATGACATAGAATGTGATAAACTTGAAAAAGAAATGGCAGACACTAACTTTTGGCTGTTTTGAAAAAAGCGCGTCGGTGTTGAGCGTGAAACACTCGGCGGTTAATGAAGTCCATGGTGCTTCATCCGCTTAGATGCAGAGATTGACCAGGCCCGGCTACGGTAGCTCTGACAGCCTAATAAGCTGTTATCTGCGCGGTCATTAAAACAAGGGCTTGCCGGAGTAGCGCCCGGCCCGCGCTAAGTTTAAGGAGGAAAAATGAGAGAGATAAAATTTAGGATATTTAATAACGAAATACCATGCATAAGAGATGTAAAAAATATCAGAATGTCCATAGTCGATCTTAATGAAATGGATTTTGGTGATGCCGAACTTTTAACCTATGCTCCCATAATAGAACAATACACCGGTCGTAAAGATAAAAATGGAAAAGATATTTACGAAGGGGATATACTTGCAACTTGGAATGAAGATAATTATCCAGACATAGACAATTGGGATTTTAGAAATAATCCTGTCATTGTAAAATGGTCAGACAAGCTTAGTGGCTGGGACTTTGGTGGCTTAATGGATGATGATGAGGATTCCATGTACCATGAAAAATATTGCGGAATAATTGGAAACATCCACGAAGAACCGACGACCGGGAAGAGATAAATTAAAGGATGGTAAAATGAAAAGGCCGAGTAACTGTTTTTTGATTATATGGATTTTTATAATGCTCATTTGGTTTTTTTCTCTTTTGTATTTTAATGATTTAATTCATTTCATTGATGATGCCAAATTTTATTTTGGTTTTGAAAATTATTGGACTCCAGAGAATTACCAAAAATGAAAGCACACATTTGGTTGCCAGACATGGAAGTTAAATCAAAGCAGCATTCCCGTTCTTACACCAGGACTGGAAGGACCTTCACCAATCACTTATATGCAGGTGCAAGGGACACATTTGGAATTACCGCCAGGATGGCACTTGCCAGCGTCGGGTGGCGGGAACCGGTGAATGACAAGGTTGCCATGCGACTGTCTTACCGCGGCCGTTTCGATGTAGATAATGCAGCCGGTTTCATTATGGACGCCCTGCAGGGGATCGCATACGTCCGGGACAGCCAGGTGATCACGCTGGCCGTCCGGAAGCGACTTAAGGGAAACATGGGCGTAGGAATTACACTTAGGACTTTGGATATAAAATTAAGACGTAAAATTGATTGACACATCCATTTACAGGCATAAAATATATCGTATTAATGCGAACTAAAATCGACGAAAATGAGCCGGGGGTACATATGACAGCCAGGACCACAAATTTTGAGGAAATACTCAAAGAAACGGGCATTCCCAGGGGGTCGTTTTCTTACTGGTGCTACCGGGCTGGAGTTAGCCCAATCGGGCCGCCTTATCAAAAGCCTGGGAAAAGTTTTTTGGTTTTAGACTATCCGGCTGATGCTATTGAAAAAATCAAAAAAATATATAAAGAATCGATGGACAAAAGATTGAAATATTAATTTAAAACTGGTATAATATTAGATCGTCGGATACCCTTTCACTTCCGTTTGAGGGTTTCTACCGGGGCGGGTGCTTATCCCACCCGCTCCACCATTAACCTGGATAAGAGGTTATCAATTGAAACGCGATCAATTCTATTTTACCCATGACGCCGATGCCAAAGATGATCAAAAAATAATTTTGATGATTGAAGACCTCGGTCTTGAAGGATACGGTATATTTTGGGTGCTTGTCGAATCACTAAGACAAGCAGCAGAATACCGGTTGCCGATCAAAATTATTCCCGCAATCGCACGTCGATATAACACCTCAACCGAAAAAATCAAAACACTCATCGAAAAATATTCTCTTTTTGAAATTGATGAAAATCTCAATTTTTACTCCAAAAGTCTGATTGAACGCATGCAACTATATGATGAAAAAGTTGAAAAGAGAAGACTTGCGGCCAATTCAAGGTGGGAATGCAAAAGCAATGCAAATGCATTGCAATTGCAATCCAAAAGCAATGCTAGTAAAGTAAAGGAAAGTAAAGTAAAGGAAAGTAAAGGAAATAATAAAAGAAAAGAATTAAAACACTTTGTCGACACTTCTTGCGAAGTGCGACTAAGTGAAAAGTTATTTTCGCTTATACTTCAAAAAAATCCCAATCACAAAAAACCTAATATACAGTCATGGGCAAGACAGATTGATTTGATGATCAGGGTAGACAAGAGACAGATAGAACAGATTGAAACTATAATTGATTGGTGTCAAGCTGATAGTTTTTGGCAAAATAATATTTTATCAACAAAAAAATTAAGGGAAAAATTTGACCAACTTTTTATGAAAATGAATAATGGAACCACTAAACATCAATCAAAATATGATCACAACATGGACGTTGCTAAAAGGATGATCAACCAGGCCCGAGAGGAGGCCGAAAATGATGAACAAAGAAAACGTTTACAAAGCCCTTGGGATGCTTTCGATTGTATTCCAGGACAAGAAAACGAGTGAGGAATTTTATGGAATTTATTATTCTCTTCTTAATGATTTGCCGGATATTGTGATTATTGAGTCTGTTAAAGATTGTTTGAAAGAATGCCGTTTTTTCCCTACAATTTCAGAAATCAGGGATAGATCAGAAAAGCATTTAAAAATTTTAGAATACAAAAACAACTTAGACCAAACAAAAAACAAAAAAAATATTGAAGAAAAAAAAGAAAACTCGGAAAAATTAAATCAACTTAATTATTTGAAAATAAGGATTCGCGGATTGGAGGATAAAAAAACATATGGTAAAGCAAGCAGAGAAGAAATCGAATTATTGCAGCGGCTTAGAGAACAATCGGCGGAAATCAATCAAACGTTTTCATGATCTGTGCCAAGAAAATTTAAAGGATGCTGATGGAAATTATTTTTGCCCATTTTGCGGAGAAATAAAAAAAGAGTTTCTTTCGCCATTGACTGACAAAATTGTTTTGCTTGATTGTGAGTGTGAAAGAAAAATAAAACATTTAAGAGAAACTTACAAAAGTTATCGTGAATGCAAACATAACGGGATTTTTTACTCTGATCTTATAGACGGGAAACGGAGGCCTGTAAATAGTGATGAAAATCAAATACTTATTTTTGGAACAAAATTAAAAGATTCATTATCATGGGCAGAAAAGAAATTAGAAAATCAAAATTAAATAAAGGGGTGCAAAATGAGAGAAGCAAAATTTATCGGAATGATAAAAAAGGTGACGAGAAAAACAAATGCAAACGGAGATCAGGAATTGCAAATTGACTTTAGAGTTCCAAACGATCATGCACACAGTGCGGATTTACAGATTTTGAAAAATAATTTAT